TGTCTCCTTGACGTACCGATAGCACGTCGCGCATACGCTGATCGCGTGGTGCGTACTTCGTTTGAAGTCGCGCAACCTTAGCGATTACCTCTTTGACTGATAGCACGTGGTTCTCCTAGATGAACTGTCTGTCTTTTTCAGCAAGCAGTTCATCGATGTTGATGACTTTACGCTTACCTTTTTCATAACGTGATAAGAATGGATTCTTCATATGATGAGTAGTGTGGATACCTTGGTTGAGCCACTCACGTACTTTGATTTCGCAGAACCAGAGAGCCATCACCATATCGGTCTTACCCTTAGTGGTAGGTGACCAAGTAATAAGTTGTTCTATCAGAGCCTTGATATTCTCTGTCTGGTCAGAGGGTAGGTGCATCAGATTATCTCTATGATGTTTACCGTCTGCCTGCTTAGTTCCAAAGAGGGTGGACATAGATGCCACACCGAAACCTGCATCCCACTTGTTGTTACCAGTGTGGTGCTCTCTTAGGATAGTTCCTTTGGATGCAAGGAATTGCCTAATTCCCTCATCTTGCGTGAGAAAAGATTGAAAGGCATTGCGCTCGACGATCCATTCCGCAGGTGCATATACGTTAGTCCAATCGACAATGAGTTGTCGGATTTGTGCAGGCGTAGGACGCGTAATCTTGATAGCGTCCACAATGTAACGCTTATGAGATGTCCTATCAACCGCATAACAGATTGCCGCTGTGTCTCCGACCATTGCTGGGTCAAGTCCACAAACAAAACTGAAACCGTTGAGGTCTTTGGGATGACCTGGACTGCCAGGCACCAATCGACCTGCTTTTCGCATTCCATCAATGGAACCTTTCACACAGACTGGATCAAAGATGGCATCATCTGAAATATCTTGTTGTTGGTAAATCAAAGCCCAGGTAGAGGCATCCATAGCCTGACGTTCAGCATAGAGGTGCTTACCGTTCCAGCGAGGGTATAAACCCTCTTCTGTCTTCTGGTCTTCACCTTGTCCATCAAAGGGCATATCTGAATAGGGCCACAAGGTAACCCACTTGTTGGGATCTTCGTGTGTCTCCAGCAAGGCTGGCATTGCTAGGTATGTCCAGGGTACTAGGCCACCTGGGTATCTATCTTGAGAACGTAATTCTTTATAGAGGTCTACTGCTGAGACGCGGGTACCTACCACCACCAGTTTACCTGTGGGGTTCAGACGTGATCTCACATCCTGGGTAAGCCACTTGATCTGTCGTTCAAAGTCATTAGCGTTGGATAGAGTCACAGCGTCATCAATAATGATCATATCGGCACGCTTACCGTAGATCTGACCGCCGATACCGACAGCCTCTAGGTTAGGGTCTTTCTCTGAGGATTCCCTGAGTTCATCACCGAAGGTGACGCGGGTAGCCTGCCAGGATGCTGTCTTAGTATTGAACCCAACCCCAGCGGCGTAGGCCTGCTGTAGTTCTTCGTACATTGGATGCGTTAGTCGCTGCTTTATAGCATAAAGGAAGTCAGCCGCTAAACGCTGGGTTTGGGAAACTATGAGAACTCTAAAGTTCGGGTTATTAACAATCTTGTAGGTGACATAATCCACCGTCACCGTCATTGACTTTGCGTGATTCGGTGGGATGTTCAAAAGGATGCGGTTATCGCCGATGCCCTTTTCATACTTCATAGAGGGATGGAGCCACGATGGGTCCCTACCCTCAATCACATCTATCAGATTCTTTTGGTGGGGGAAGGTCTCTTGTTTGAGGTACCTCTTGCGCCAGGTGACGAAATCTAGGCCAAGGGCCGCAGTATCCGCAAAGTTCTTCTCGATGGATCCTAAGCGGGTTCTATCTGCTAGGCTGCGAAAAGCATCATCAGACTTACGATAGTACTCATAGGACTTGATGGATTTGCCAGCCAATTTACAGGCTTCTTCCACAGTCATACCCTCAGCCATACACTGGAGGATTACCCTCTTTGCTCTGTCTGACTCTTTGGTCTTGTTGGGCGTGACTGTCATTAGATCCTTTGATGGATGGATTACTCCCCACTAAAAGTGGTGCCTAGCACCACATAGCGGGGCTTGAGCGCCCCGAAGCGACCTTAGGAGCAAGGGGGTAAGTTGGTAACCGTTACCAGGCGCGTAGCGCGAGCGCAGCGCCCTGTTTGGTCGCAAATGCTAGGGCTGTTCCGCATTTGCTCCCTACTATACTTAAGGCAGGAAAAATATCGCATTTCTCTATTAAGTGACGAAAGTCACCTTATTCGCGGCATTTTATGTATACAAATCGGACATATCGGGCTTTATTTAGGCGAGATATTTAGTTGGGGAGTACAGCACACACCCGCCCGTTTTTTAGCACTACGGGGTCCGTTTTTTCCGTATTGTCCGATCTGTCCGCCTTGTCCGACCTGTCCGTTTTGACCGATATGCCTTGAAAGACAGGAGGGCTTGCTACCCACTCGGCACCCTGCGCCCCTGCCTTGTAATAATTCTTTTCCAATAATAAATCCGATTCAAGACCGACAGACCTAACCCTCAACCTCTACCTCAGCCTTACAGATAGTTGAAGATTCAACTAATATAATTACGCAACAAGAGTGTTGCTAAATAGAACAACTGTTCGAGTGATTACCCTCAAAAGGTTTGACCAGACATAACCGCTTTACGGCTTGACGGATAGAACACCCTCTTATATCTTTCTCCTTATCGGCAACACCGCCGAATGAACCGAAAAGGGGCAAAGAATGACACGCAAAGACTATGAACTACTGGCAGAGACTATCGCCACCGCTTGGTGGTATTCAACCGATTACCAAGACTCTTTCGTTACGGCTCTCGCCGATAGATTAGAAGACGAAAACCCACGATTTGACCGCGCCCGCTTTCGTAAGGCTTGCGGTCTAGGAGGTCTCAACTAATGAGCAAATTATATGTTACGAATCAAAACGGCGATTGGTGGACGATTGACACCGAAACGGGCGAGGGAATGACCCTCTTCGTTATCTCCGAAGCAGACCTAGCCCGCGCCGTAGCAGAAGAGAACCCCGAACTACCAGAGATTGACCTCGCCGACACCGACAAATTAGAGAGGGCGATTACTAGACACGGCGAAGCAATAGACCTAGAACTCTAGCGTCTGCCTATCGCTCACCCTCACGGGTGGGCGGTGGGGAGGTTCTAGCCGAATGAGCGAACCCCGAAAGGATAAGAGATGAACACGAAAGACATCGCCGTAGATTTACACGAGACGGACGGCTTCACCCTCTCCGCCATTATCGGAGGGTATCTCGTTCAACATCGCTACATCGGCGAGAACATCAAGGCGGCAAAGCGCGATTTCATCGCCCGAATCAAGGAAAGGGAAAACGCATAATGAGCGAGAAGACGGCTTACACGATACTAAGCGGAGAGAGTTACGAGGTAATGGCTACAAGCGCAGAGGAGGCTCTCGCTAAGTTCTTTGTGGCTTATGGACACACAAGCGCGGAAGACTATGAAGGCGAAGGTTTTGACCTAGAGAACGCCGAAGATGATGTTACCGAATCCGAAACCCTCACGGAGGTAATCTAATGAACTTGATCGAACAGAAGCGCGAACTGTGGGCAGGGATAGCAAAGGCGAACGGGTGGCATAGTGAGCCATTCTTTGTTCAAGTGTGGATAGATGAGGAGGGGGAAATTGTGGATAGCGTCTCGTTTAGAGGGCTAGACCGCGACATAATCGAAGCCGTCTAATGCTTGCCTTTCCCTCAGGGATAGCCTACCCTGAGGGGAGGGGAGGAATTAGCCTCCACTTAGAAAGGATAAGAGATGACAAGTTACGCTGAACAATTCGCTAATGATTGGCTATTAGTGGCGGAGAATGATTACGACACCTATCGCTCACTACTAGAGCAAGAGGGCGAGGAGGTAGCCACTATCTCCGACAACTTGCGGGAGGAGTGGGAGACACTAACCGCGCAAGTCGTGGAATTGGTGGAGGAGAAGATTAGCGACACCGCTTCCCTCTTTATCGCTCAGATATTACAGGGGCAAGGCTCGACACCTTTCGACATTATCGCCCGCCGTGTTATTGAACTAAAGGAGGGGAAGTAATGAAAAGGACAGAAGAAACATCGGGAACCTATCTACAGGGCTACATCACAACAACGCGAAAGAAACTAACCGAGGCTTTCGGGGAGCCTATGAAGTACGAGGACTCTAAAGTAACGATTG